CCTGGTATACCAATGTTAACTAATAGTTCTGTAATTTTTCCTGCAGCTGTTGCTTCTGCTTTCTCGTCAAATGTTGTAAGGTCGTCAAAATATTGTTCTACTTCAGCAGCTTTGTTTGTGCCTGCTCCAAGATCTATAAGTGTTGCGCCTAATGAAAATAGGCCTTTGGGTATTGCAATAGCACCAGAAACAATCCCGGATAGGACCGATTCAATCGTGCCTACTTGATTGTAATCTTCGGCCATGGTCCCTCCTAATCGTCGCCACCAAAACTAAATAAACCTTCTTCTATAGAACCTCTAATTATTAGCTCGGATTTAATTTTTCCATCTTGAATTAACATAATTTTACCATCCGCAGTGTATAGTCCATCACCTCTAAAAGCACCTGACTCTAAAAATGTCTCTATAGGTTTTCCTTTGTATTTTTTAGGTACTTTGTTTTTAAATACTATACCTTCTCCAAATTTTCCTCTTGCACCAAGAGTTAATGCTGTTTGATCTAAAGCTTTTGAAGCATTTAATTTTTGAGAAGCTTCAAAGAATATATCATTTGCTTCTGTTGCCTTACCTTGTGCTGCTAATACTGCATCTTTACTGTTATCCACAACACCAGCCTCTAATAGATACTCTGCATTTTTTTGAAGTGGGGACCTAGTATCTTTACTTTTCTTAATTTGTTCTAGTTTTAATTGTTGTTGAACGTCCATTAAGTTTGCAGCTTCTCTTAGTTTTTCTGGTTTGTCATATGATTGACTTGTTTCTGCAATAACATCTGAGACTAAATTCTCCGCGCCCAAGCCTGTTCTAGATATTCTTTGACCTGCTTTAATCATTGCATCGTACAATGCATTTTTCTGTGCACGGTCATAGCCTAACGATTCTAAAATAGTGTTAACTCTTTCTTTTTTATTAGGTTGTGGAGTATCTTCTATTTTACCTTTATTCTCAATAACTTTATCTATGGTTCCTGCCCCCATTTTTCCAGATTGATCTAACATAGGAGGCATTTCTGTTCCTGATGCTTTGCCTGTTATATTTTCCATATCTTCAGTAATTTCTACTTTTCTCTCTCCAATTCTTGGGCCTCTTACAGTTTTATATTTTGGAATGAAATCAGGATTTTCAATTTCTTGTGTAACAATGTTATTTGTTCTTGGCTGTCTTCGTTCTACAGTTATATATCTATCTGTAGTATTTACGTTACTATCAATTGGTTGATAAGTTTGAGCAACGTTTGCAAAAACTTTAGAAGCATCATTAGGCATCATGGAAGTAATTTCTGCTGGAAATACCATTTGTGCTCCGCCAACAGTTCTATCAACTTTGCCCGCAAGTTTATAACCTTGTCTTGGTTCTCGAATACCAGACATAATCCCTTCTTTAATAGGGCCACCGTATCTAAACATTGGTCTATTTAAAACTTTCATTATTTATCTCCTGGGAATCCAAATATTTTACCGTACAATCCACCGACCCCTAGTGCTGTACCAATTGCTTGTGACATTGGACTAACCGGTGCTGGTTGTGCGTAAGCTTGTGATGCAACTCCACCAGATAAACCTGTTAAACCTTGACCATATTGAGATAGTCTACCATATGGTTCGTAAGCTCCAGTTTGAGCTGCTTGTTGATCGGCTGTTAATTGAGCTTGTGTTAATCCTTGTCTTAAAGATCCTAATTGTCCCAGTGCTCCCACGTCTGCACCAATACCTGCTCTTTCAAAATTAGCTAATCCCATTTGTGCTGAACCTAATCCTGATTGTGCTGCTGCTAACTGACCACCTTGTGTAAATGCTGTTTGTGCTGCTTGTTGCGCGTTTTGAAATCCTGATTGTAACATTTGTGCTCTTAATGCTTCTCTATCTGCTAAAGTTCTTGCATCGTATTCACCTAACATTGCACCTTCTCTACCACCACCAAAATTACCTGTGCCTACAGCTGCATCTTGAATACTTTGTCTGTCTCCTATTCTTGATCTATCAAACTCTGCAAGTGTAGTATCAATAACTTGTTGTTGATACGGCGACATAAAAGGTTGGTAAGCTGACGCTCCTGTTAATCCACTTAGTGCACCGATAGTTCCAGCTGCTTGTTGTTGTGCAGTTTGTGCATCTGCTAAAAATGGTTTGTATGCTCCCACACCTTGTTCAGCTATAGTAATGGCTCGTGTTTGCAATGGATCTTCACCAGCAACAAATTGTCTTCCAGTAAACTTAGTTGTATCTATCGGTACACTGTAGGCACCTTTTGCTTGTGCTGCGTAATCTTTTGCGTAATCTTGTAAAAAATCTGGTGTTGCCATTATACTACCCTTGTTTCTAATTGTTTCATGTTATCATACATAGCTTGTGCGCCTTGTGATTCTTCTGATACTTTACCACCAGCTTCTAAATGTTCCATTAAATTTTCCATAACCTCAGCGCCTTTATCTATATCTCCGCCACCTGCATTTCTAACAGCATCTGCAGTAAATACAAACTCATTTACGCTTAATCTTGCAGGTACATCATCTGCTTTTTCTTGTTTACCAATTGGTACAAATCCACCTTCAGCTCTATAATCTTTTTCCATACCACCAAGGTTCATTAATCCACCTTCAGCCATCATCATAGGCATTTGCGGTTCTGTTTGTATTGTTTCTGCTTCGGTAGTCATTACATCTTCTTGTTCTGGTCCTTGTTCCCCGGACGCTTGTTGTAGAACCATCATTTTAAATTCTGGATACGATAAGTCACCACCTTGTGCTACGTATTTTTGATACTCTTGTCTTAAAAATTTTTCTGCTTCAGGCGGTAATTGTATATCTTCTGTTATAGAAGCTTCTTCAACTAATTCTCCTTGTTGATAACCTCTACGTCTTAATGTAGGTAGAGCTAACATTTCATCTTCTTCTTCAACCATCATACCATCGGCATAACCTATTCTACCACCATTAGCTGCAGGTTGGTAAAAATTTGATTGAACATATTGTTGATTAGGTAAAAAAGTCATATAAGGATCTTGGGCTCTTGCCATTGCTAGTGCCATTCCTGGAGGAATATAAGACTCGTCAACTTCTTCTTCTATTTCTTCGTAAGGACCCATCTTAAATGCTTTTTGTAGGAATGGTGTTGCAACCGCAAGTCCACCTAAACCTATTGCTAAATTTTTACCTTTAAAACCTGTAGTTCCAGGAATCATAGATCCTAAAAAAGAACCAAGTTTATTAGTTTGAAAAATTCTATTACTACCAACATTTTCAAAACCACCTAAACCTAGTCTAGATAATAAAGTTCCTTTACTAAATCCTGCTCCGCTAAATCCACCACCTAGTCCATAACCTAAGCCCCCTAATAAAGCAGCTTTACCTAGTGGACTTTTAACAATTTTCTTTACACCACGGACAGCTTTCTTAACAAGCTTACCTAAAAAGTAACCTTGTCTAGGGTCCT